GTAGAGTTATTAACATTAGGGATTCAGAAGACATTACATATACAATCGAGAACATGGCGTGTGACGACTGGACTATTGCGGATAATTGTGGAGCAAAGGGAGAAATTTAGAACAGATGAAAGTTCCCTTTCATTGTAAAAAATACGTCTTTTGAGGTGTATTTTTGACCAAAACATTCCTCAAAAGGCACATATATGGAGAAATAATATATGGGTTTTATAAGAGGTAAACGAGCAGAATTAAAAATTATAGATGATTCATTTGATAATTGGTGTATTGAGCATGAAGAAGAAATAAATGAAATTTTACAGCCATTTTTTAAAATACCTGGCGAGGTCAAAGAATTTAAAAATCAGTTTATTTATATGTCGTCTAAAGGAGAAATGAAATGATTCTGATTGAAGGTAATTGGGAAGAAGTTAATGATCTTCAAGATGCTGCTTGTCTTGTAAGAAGTTATTACAATTCGGATTTGGCGGATGAGATTGAGAAGCTAACACCGATACATAGCGATGAAGAATATCAGGAATTGTTAGATAAAGTTTATGATTTAGAAAAAGAAAACGAAGATTTGCAAAATGAAAATTGTTCTTTAGATTCGAAGAATGATATGTTAAGAGAGAAAATTGAGCAGTTAGAAGATATACTAGAGAGTTGAATTTTTTCATTTCATGGAGGAGATGTTATGTATGGTACGAATACAGTAGAACAAGATAATATAAATTTTCTATTGAATAAGTATAAAGATATAATCAGAAATGACGATGGTACGTTTAGGCTAGAACATAGATGTATACCTGGTGATACTAACAATTCTGTTCATTTTGTAAATACAGGCGTACATAATCATAATGAACTTGAACATAATTGCTATAGATGTAAACATTGTGAACCAGAAGATCGTGCTTGTCATGATCGTTGTCTTTTAAGAACACGTCTTGAAAATTCATCTATTAAACTTTTCGCAAATTCTGTTGCAAATTGTGATGCGTATGATCCTATTGAATGTCTCAATATTATTCACGATATGAATGAAATGGTTGACTTTATGGAAATGGTTGAAAAATATTTTAATTGTCATGAATCTCTTGAAGAATATTTTGGATTCAGTCCAAATGCAAATGATGATACAGGAAAAGTATTAGAAACAATTAGAGAATATCATGAGCGTGGTGGAGAATTTACTAATATACCAGACAAATATCCATGTGTGATTTATTTTCCAATTGATGATATAGATATTCGCAAGAAATTAGAATGGATTTATATTGGAAAAGAATAGAATATGAAAGTAATTCAAAATCCGCATCAATTATCAGAACAAACTAAACCAATGATAGAAAAAGTAAAAATAAAAATGTGAAAATTGCGGATCAGTTCTTGAAGATGAGGATTATACATGAGTAAGAAAATTAAAATCAAAGGTAAATGTCCTAGATGTGGTTCTAAATTAGAGATGGGTTTATTATGTTATGAATTTTCATATATGGATGAACCAGAAGTAACAGAACTTTTGCCAATATGTACAAATAATAATTGCGATGAATCGTGCGGATATGGTAGTGAAATCAGATATAGATGGATCAATCATAGGACAGTAAAAATTGATGGATTATGGGACTAATTAAAACTCTGATTTCATGGAGAAATAGATATTAGAAAGGTGGTGATGATATACATGTGGGTTATATTTTTGCTTAGTGCATGTGCTTTTGCTCTTGTAGCACTAATCATATCATTAATTGCATGGTGGGTTATTCACAAAATGGAGTCTGAAATGCACAGAGATGATGAGAAATTTAATATCGAAAAAGAAGTTTATACAAAAATCAAAAATAATATTAAGAAAGAGGATTAATTTATGAAACAACTTATTGCAGGAATTGTTATCGCAGCAGCGGTTATTGGTGGAGTTTTTACAGTATCTCATGTTAAGTTTATTGGAACTGGTAAAGTCGGTATTGTTTACAATTACAAAGATGGAGTACAAGATACGGTACTCACACCAGGCGCACATTTTATTGCACCTATGAATAAACTCAAAGAATTTTCTACAAGTAATGAGATTCTTGTTCTTACGAAAGATAAAAGAGAAGGTAGTAAAGAAGATGATTCTTTCAAAGTGGCAACATCTGATGATGCTAGCATCGCAGTTTCATTTCAGATGAGTTATCGTTACGATCCTGAAACAGTTATTGATACATACAAGAAATTTAAAGGTATGGATGGAAATGATATTGTAGAAAATCGTGTTAAGACTGTTCTGAAATCTAAAATCTCAGAAGTAACAACAGATTATTCCATGATGGATATTTATTCTGGAAATAGATCTAAACTGAATAATGCAATCACGGAATATCTTAATAAAGATTTCCATAAGAAATACGGAATTGAAGTCCTTGATGCTTCTATCGTTGATGTGCATCCAGATGAAAAGCTAAAACAAGCTATTGATAATCGTGTTACAGCACTACAGGAGAAACAGCAAGCTCAAGCTGAACAGGAGAAAGTAAAGGTACAGAAACAGACTGAGCAGCTACAAGCAGAAGCTGATGCTCAGATTGAAATTACAAAGGCTCAAGCTGATGCAGAAAAGGCAAAAATCAAAACAGAAGCCGATGCGGAGAATACTAGAACAAAGGCAAAAGCGCAAGCAGAAGCTAATAAAGAACTTAGTGCATCTATTACAGAAGATCTCATTAAGATGAAAGAAGCAGAAGCAAGACTTAAACATGGTTGGGTAACTGTAAAAGGCGCAAATAGTACAGTTGTTGATGCAACAAAGAAGTAAATAGTGTAGACATGGTGTGATTCTATATGGAGAAATATAGGATGGTAGGGTTCGATTCCCTACCTACACATTCTAATAAATGTTGAAAGGAGAATAGTCATGGCAAATGTACCACCCAATGACAAGAGATTTGAAAGCGGAGAAATTGTGTTTTGGTGTCATCAATGTGGATATAAATATTCAGTTCATTATGGAATGGTAGATGAACAGTATAAATTTGATGTGTATATCGACTATCTTGCACCAAGAGAACGTAGAAGAATCTATTCTGATTATATAAAAGGTATTCCGATTGATGAATTTAACACTGAGCAGAGATTTCACAAGCTTCCTAAGAATTGGAGTTATGATACAAAGCTATTTGAGATTAAACAAGATCCATTAACAGATGAAGAGATTAGTTTCAAACTGGAAATTAATAAACCAGAAACATTAAAAGAAGCATATGATAAAGGATTCTTAGTGAAACGTGCGAAAATCTTTCATGGATCTATTGAATCAGAAATTACAAAAGATGGTTGGAGAATACATAAGGGATATCCGCAAGATTGGGGAATCAATAGAATACCTAATTATACTACTGTAACTTGCTCAAAAGTATATCGTTCATATGATGAAGCACAGAAAGAAGTAGATGAACATATTGCGGAATATAAACGTCAAGCAGCATTATCTGATTATGATTGGTCTGTTGAGCAGGTAGATAAGGTGTTAGGTTATTATAAGAACATTTATAATTTGACGGATAGTGAAGTAAAACAGTATCGTGATTGGATATTAGCACAGGATGATATAGAGAATGTAGAAGTAAGAATCCATTTTGGTAATCTCGAATTTCGAGACTGTACAAAGCACAAGAAATGGCATGGTATAGAAACTAATATGTGAGGTAGATTATGAGAAACATAGATAGATTTAGAGCAATGTCACTTGAAGAACTTGCACCGTATTTCGTTCATAGAACTGTAATTAATGGATCAGAAGTTTGGTGTAGTCCTAGTGGATATACATTTAGTAATAAAGATGCTGCGATTGAAAATTGTATTCATTGGCTAGATAAAGAATATCATAAGGAGAACTAAATGTTAAGTGATTACTTATCGAAAAACGGAATTTCTAATATGGAAGAATTAATTGGTAGAGAAGTGTTTTTAATACTCCCACGGCAAGGGATTAAAAATTACGCAATTCGTAGAATTCAATATGGAAAGCAACACAAATGGATGATGTGTCTTCCAGAGAATTATAGAGTGTCTGAATTAGGTGAGAGTATTTTCTTTACAAAAGAAGAAGCAGAAAAATATCAGATTCAACAGTTATACAAATATAGCAAAAAACAACGTGATCGAGTGATTGAGAAAAAGATTAAAGAGAAAAATACAGAATTAGAAGAGTTGTACAGGTTATTAAAGAAATATCCAACGCCTGAATTAAGACATCTTATTAAAGATTCTTGTCAGTTATGTTCTCATAGGGATGAAGATTCTACCTATTATGAAATACCTGTATATTTATGTAGAGTTTGCAATGAGCATAATATGTTTGATTATGACTTTGATAAATTAAGAGAACTATTTGGAGAATGATGCTATGAAAGATGTTAAAATTGCAAAATTTGTAGAATTGATTATTAAAGGCAAAACAGCAATCGAAGCTGCGAAAGAATCAGATATTATTGATTTGTCAACAGAAGAGGTGCTGAGAGAATTATCTAAAGAAGATTATGAATCTGATTGGGATAAATTAGCAAAGGCAATTGTAGGAGGTTGAAAATGATTAAAAGTGAAATAGATGGAGTATATCTAATAACACATCATTGTGGAGAAGTAATAGATGGAATCACATGGGATGAATCTTCTGCAAAATTCCTAGTAGATAAGCTCAATGAAAGATGTAAGAAAGTAGATAAATGTCTCAAATGTAAAGAAAGTTACTTTAAAATTGGTGAAGAGCATTGTGATAAAGCAGAAATCTATTTTGGTAGTTTTGGATATGGTAGTAGATGTGCGGTATATTGCGTTAATGATGTGACTGACAAATTAAATAAAGATTATATCGAATGTCCAAAAGAGTATCATTATCAAAAGATTGATGTAATTGATGTGAAGAAAATGTTGGGAGAATAAATGAGAGAACTAAGAGTAATAATTGCAGGTGGTAGAGATTTCAACGATTATAATTTACTTGAGCATAATGTAAATGATATTTTGAA